CACCAGGTTTCGACCGAGTTTCTATTAAGTCCAGGTATGGCTATAAAGACTATCAGATTCTTCAGATGCATGGGAAGTTTACCCAAGTCATGATGAAGTTTGCTGAGAGCTTTATAACCATAGCCACGGTACTTAACAAAAGACGAGATAGATCACTCAGCTCTAAACTTATTAAAAAGTAAGAGAGCCCCTTCTAAAGATAGGCTTGCAACATCTAATTCTTTAAATGATGCAGGAGAAAGATTTGAATCTTGGTGGATAATCCGTTTAGCGAATTCGAATGTATCTGTTGATACCACCGATTTGACTAAATTGATACCTACACCAAGGTCTTTCATTATTACAAGGTACCGTTGAGCGACACGTTTATTAAAAATAACAATGTCGTCACCTAGCACAAGGTAATCTGTGAACCATCTCGGTCACCCTTCCTTCCAAGCCGCAAATTGCACAATAAAGTGATGTGTCAAGGCCAACATCGCTCAGGAGGACAGAGCCCCCATGGGTTGTCCGACCGAGTATGTCACGCTTAGAGGTACTTTCATACCTAAGCGTCTGTGAGCACGAGGAGTCTCGTACTCACGGCCTACCAGTAAAGCAGATCAGCTATTACTGGCGCCAGGGATCATAAACTCTATTAAAAGTTTTTGAATTACGATTGGTAGTCTGTCCGTAGCGGCCGATAGGTCGTACGAAGCAGCGAATTTAGTACGTTTTAAGATACTAATACCCATTTGCACCCCCCTATCCTGATCAAATGTTGCATCTTGAGATATGTTTTTCAACACACCAAAGAGCATTAGATGAATAGGACGTAGGAGCATTTGAGTCCACCAATCCACCATGGCAAACACTCTCACTTTCCCAGGTTCTTCCTTGGCACCAAGGCGTCCAAGAAAGGGCGGTAAGAAAGACTTGGTAACAAGTCGTTTCTTCCTTCCGACACGCTTCTTAAGCGTAACCTGGTATACTCCTGGTATCATTTTTGCCTGACTTACCAATTGTGTAAGAACCGATACTAGACTTGACTGTCCAGTAGCGGTTGCCAGTTCCTTGAATGCAAGGAACAAGCTTTCAAATCTTGGATTTGAAACCAATTGGATAGCCTGAACGAGCATTGCTGCCGTTGTATCGTACATTTTTACGATAGGCATTATCTTCTTTGAAGACTTCTTGTTAGGAGCAGATACCACCCCGGGACCAGACTTAGTAATGAGTTTGGGAGCCCATCCCTCAACCGTGAACACTCCTTGTGGGAGATGAGCACGAATGAAGAAAACTTCTATAAAAGAAGCATAAGGCTTCAAATCTATTTTAGGTCCGGGTTGAGTGATAGTCCGGATGTTGATCTTTCCTAGATAATCACAGATTCGATAAATCGAAAACAGTGATAATCAGAATTGAAACACCCGAGGATCACCCCGTAGGATCATCTTCCGATGGATACTTGGTATCAATCGAGGCAGACCCCTTCCGGTAGAACCCACACGTCTTCCTAAGGAAGACTGAGTACCAACGATAGGGCGACCAGCCTTAGACTTAATCAACATAGTGTGACAAGTCTTAAGGAGGATCGCCAGGCCTTTAGTACCTTCATGGGAACGAGTATATAGTGCAACGCGGGAAAACCTAATTAAAGCTAAAATCCATGAGCGACCAGAACTTCCTAGAAGTAAGATAGGTAATCTATTCAGATACCCTATCATACTTCTTTCGCTCGTTAGAGCGTGTTGCCATTTAAGAGACGCTTCTAAGCGCTTATACATAGTACCAAAGTACTTAGTTAAAGCATTTAGTCGTGTTTTCATAATCATATTATTTTGTTTTATGTTTATGAACGGTCTTACCGCTCTTAAATCCTTAGTTCCTCATAGGGCGCGAAAGCCCCTATAAGCTAAAGGCAACCCCCAAATGGGAATCTGTGTTAAACGACACAGAAAGAAGTTTGCTATTGGTAATACCAATGGCGTCGCCGTATTTCTACGACGGGACCACCCCGATGAGTGGTAAAACGGATTTCTTTATAATCCCCGTCATTACATAGGTAATGAGACGGAATCGATAAAGGGAGATCAGTAAAGATCTACCTAAAACAAAATCGCGCTTAACCTCCCATCTCGGAATTTTGCCGAGTACGTGAATTTCCAC